CCTTTGGCAAAGGCTGGCTAAACCGCGTGGCTGACGTTAAAGTCAAAGCCAATTCAATGCTCGCATAAGCAACCGACGCCACAAGGGGATGTACGGTCGAACGTACCGCCCCGTGGGGATTGAGCGCGCAATGCGCCCCGTCCAGTTGGCGTCAGTACGGTCAATATTTCTTGACGCAATATTCACAGTAGCCTCCTAAAAGTTCACTACAGACTTGACCGCAGCCGTCGCAGACCAACTCAGGCGGGAATGGTGGCGGGGGTTTCTCGCGGGTGTTAAACAGCCACAGAAGCGCCGCTACCATCAGGGCCATCGACGCGTAGAACCACATTATTATGTCGTATACCATTTCGTTTCTCCAATAAAATTTGAATGTCTACGCGTAGCATCAAGTGCTGGTGGCGCAGCCGTGCAATGTCGTCGTCAATCTGTGCAAGGTTCTCAATGATCTGTTTGTACACTTGGCTTTCTGTCATGTGTTGCGCTCTTTTAGTTTGGCTTCAATGGCTTTGACTAATTCCCGCAAGGTTTCAAAGTTTGCACCATAACCGCTATTTGCAACCATAATTTCATCATCTTTAAATATTTCATCATCCGTCAGCCCGACCCATTCTTTGCGTGGTGGTGCTGCGTAAACAGGGATATTTTTTGGCATCGGAACATTTTTAAAAGATAAAAGCTTTCCGCCTTCGCCTATCCACGCAACAGGCTCTTGCTCAAACTGTGCGAGTGGTTCACCAAAATTATTTGGGTCAACAGGTATTGACCATTTAACAATGTGTGACTTAGGCGTATCAAAAATATGCTCAGGTCTGGCTAACTCTTTCTCTGCTAACCATCGACCTTTTGGCGTACAAGGCTTAATGCATTTTTCGTAATCATTGCAGCACACGGCGTCACCCCGATAAAATCCAGCTGCGTTAAGAATTTCTTCAAGGTTTGGGCCAATGATTTTTGTTGGCATTTCAGGTTTAGCAAGCACAACATCTTGCAATTGCTTATCTAAGTGTGCAATGTGTTTTACAAGTTCATCAATGTGCGTTTGTAACTCCCTGGCTTCTCTCATGGTCTTAATCCAAATGGGTTGTGGGCGTGGGCAATAACAAGGTTGGCGTTGTCTGACAACACAACAGGCGCTGGGCGCAGCGTAACGAACGTGGCCTGTACGCCATTGCGTTTGTCATCACCCTTCTTCTCAAGGCGTTTACGGCGCTGCAAACCGCTTAGATAGCCATAGACGGACGATGGGTGAAGCCCCAAGTGTTCAGCAATGGCGCGAGATGTTTTAGGTGTGACGCAAAAGCGTTCGATGGCGTCAAAGGTATCTTCTCTTGTCATTTCTGCCACCTTGCGCGGATTGCTGTTGCACAACTTTCCCAACTGGCGTCAATCCTGTGTCCTTCTGACTCACACAATCGCGCGCAAGCCTCACGCTCCATCAGTATGGCATTTTCAACAGCCGCAACCATTGCGACTTTGACCTGCCTTTTGCAGTCTTCAAAACCTTTTTCGTAGGGGGTCATTTCAACACCTCCGCTGATTTAAGTCTGCCCTTGCTATCAATAACAATTTTGATGCAATCATGCCCGATTTGATCGTCAACCTCTACCCACGACTTCAAACCACAGATTAAATACTTCACCACATCAGGCTTAGGCTCAGGCTTGATGCGAAAATCTGCTTTATCCGCAAATTCTGACCTTATAAACCATAAAAAATCTTCTTGCGGATACCAATCGCTATCAGCGTTTTTCCATTTGGTTTCAATTTCAGCCCCATCAGCCCAAGCTTTAATTATTTCTGCGTGTTTGTGTTTCATTTTGCTTCCAACCCAGTCTTAACCAAGTGAATGATCTGACGGCTCACCGAGCGCGTTTGACCATCGGCAAGTGCCTTCACCACTTTGAACAACTCAATTGGCATACGGATGGTTACAAAGCGGTCTTTAGGTTCTTTATTCATCACACATCTCCCTACGGTCACGCCGATCTTCGGCAATAAGTTCTGCAATTTCCCACGACTCAACCTTGGCTTCTAACCAAGGGGCGTGATAGCCTTTGCGGTCAAGCACCGAGTACAGCTCGCGGTTCCAGTACGCAATTTGGCAGGGGATGTTTTTCAACCGACAGTCAAAAACTGTGGCGCCTTGTAGGTTTTGTTGTTTCATGTCGGATCCTTAATTGCTAGTGATTTTGGTAGCCAACAACTGGCGCGCTTTGATTGCCGCTTCAGACGTTGGATCAGCGTCACGCAAAAGTTCTAAGACGGCTGACAGTAACTCCATGCTCCATTCTTGTAGTGCCATGTCGATCTCCTTGTGCCCCCTTGGTCATCCCTTGGGGGCAGTTGATTTAATGTTCAAAAGCTACGCAAACGGTGCAGCCGCTGCGTTTGCAATCGTGGGTCTTTTTGTATTTGTCGTACTCAGGATCAACTGGCGGGTCTACTATGTCGTAGTCTTCGTCTTTGATTTCAAAGTACTTGGCGTCAGTACCGCAGCCAGTAGTGTTTAAAGTACGCTCAAGTTCAGCAGGTGTTTTGCGGAATTTAGGTAAGCCTGTCACCAGGCTGATACCCATAGGGCGTTTGCACTCTAACCCTAGCTTGCTGTTGTCAAAGTGCTTGCAGTCTTTGCATAATTTCATGGTATTTCTCCGTTAGTTGATTGATGGCGTCTTCTGCACCATGACCCACAATAACACAATAATTCACACTTTGTAGGTATTTAATCATAATTTGTTGTTCTTGTGACAATTTCCCACCTTTTGCTTTCTTCATCTCCACCCATACGCGCCATGCAGGGATGAAAAGGTCAGGGATGCCAGGCACAACGCCCTCGACTTTTAACTTTATTGCCTGTGACTTGGAGCGCAAACCACCATTCGGGATTGCAAAGATTAATGTATCCGGATAGGTGCGCCTAAACCACATCACAACTCGGGCTTGCTCCATGTGTTCTGATACGGCGGTCACCATAGTCGCTTCACCACCTTATAAAATTTGCCATCACGTTTGTACGAGATTTTTTTGGGGGGTTTAGATTCATTCATTTGCACAACCAAGTACGTCAATGGCTCTGCGGCTTGATTAATGCCCGCTAAGAAAGCGTCTGCAAGATATGCTATGTCATGTAACAACTGCATGGCCTTTTGCCCTGCATAGCCCTGATTTAGCACCGGAAGATATTCTGTAATGGGTGGGTCGGTCAGACCACCGTAATAAGTTAAGGCGATCATTTCGTTGCCGCTTGCACGGCTAACGTGCTTGCGCCAATGCCAGTCGGTGATTGGCATATCAACGCCCTCAAGCCCCATGATGTCGTCGTGGCGCAACACCAGTTTCTTTTCAGGCGCCGGTGGAAATGGTGTGCCGCACATTGGGCAAGTGTGCGCCGAGATGTGGACAATCTCATGGCACACGTCGCATATCTTGACTGGCGCTTCACCCTCGCCCGACCCACCTTTCTTAGGTGGTTGTACGTTGGTGATTGGCCCGTGCATCTCAACCACCCCCGCAAAGTCCAACACCAAGCAATGATCGGTGTGGCTCTTGGGGCGCATCCCACGCCCTGCCATCTGCACATAGAGTGACGCTGACATGGTTGGGCGCAGCATGGCAATCAGATCAATGTCGGGATAATCAAACCCAGTTGTTAGCACGTTGGCGTTTGTCAGCGCACGGATACGCCCCGCTTTAAACTCGGTCAAAATCCGATCGCGCTCGGCTTTCGGTGTGTCGCCGGTCACACACGCCGCGGTCACGCCTTGGTGGTTGAGCTCAACGCAAACGTGCTGCGCGTGTTTGACGCCCGCGCAAAAGAATAGCCAGGCGCGCCGATTGCCCGCAAGCTTGATAACTTCCCGCACAACTGCAATATTCTTGTCGGCGTTATCGACCGCGGCTTGCAACTCCGAGTCAATGTACTCGCCACCACGTTTATGCACACCGCTCACGTCTAACCGCTCTGTTGTTAATTTGCTACGCAAAGTTGCCAAATATTTTTTATGTACCAACTCCTCAATGCTCACCGGTTCAATCAGCGCATCAAATAATGCCGGTTTATCCGTGATTAAACCGTGTCCAAGGCGGTAAGGCGTAGCGGTCAACCCCACCACCCTAAGATTAGGATTAATCGCTTGTAGGTCGTTTAAAAGGCTGCGGTATCCGCCCTCATCTTTGTGGCTCACTAGGTGACACTCATCAACAATAACTAAATCGATGTGCCCGAGTAGCGGCGCTTTGGTTCTTACAGACTGGATTCCTGCAAACGTGATTGGCTCACCCAACTGGCGCTTACCGATCCCTGCCGAGTAGATGCCCAAGGGGGCGTTAGGCCAATGCAAGCGCATCTTCTCAGCGTTTTGCACAATCAATTCTTTGACGTGCGTCAGCATCAAGATGGTGGTTTCAGGCCACTCCTGCAAAGCGTTCTTGCAAAGTGCAGCCACAATGTGGCTTTTGCCCGAGCCAGTGGGCAACACCAAACATGGGTTGCCGGTCGGGTGCGCGTTAAACCAGGCATATAGCTGGTCGATCGCGCGTTGTTGGTAATCGCGCAACATTACTCAACCACCTTCGCACCAAATATCTCGCGCGCTTCATCCACAAATTTGTCGCGACTTGCACACGCAGGGGCATTCGCCACAATCTCACGGCTTGTAAAAGTTTCCCAATCGCTCACGCCATTTTTAATATCACCATGCGGCGTAATCCAAATGATTGCCTTGCCCTCGACCTTGTGTTGCCACGGCACTAAATCAGGGTGCAAGACGTGCGCCTCGCAGCCCCATTTTTGCTGAGTAAAATCAAGATTCACGTCATACTCTTCGCAATGCCAAGTGCCGTCCTCACGCGCCGTGGAGTTGGTGCAAGTGCGACAGTTCACTTCCTTAGTCAACTTGGTCTTGTGGCAAAACTCATGCGCGGCACAAAACCGGCACTCAAACCATGTCGGGTCGGTGCTAATGGGTGGTGGCATACGATCGGCTTTGACCAAGCGATAACCCCGGTCGATCGCCTTTTGTGCCACGGCCTTATCAAAGCGCACCCTCTCGGTGTAGATACGATCGTCATCTTTGCAGATAGCGTAGTACAAAGCGCGGTCAACACCAGCACCCATCATGTACGCTTGCATCTGCACAAAATGCTGGGGCTTGCTCTTCTCAACCCCGTTCTTTTCAAGATCATCAAACGATTTCTTGCCGTGCGTCTTAATTTCCAAGACATGGCGCGTTTTGAGCGCTTCGGGCACTCCTGATTCAATTACCCCGTCCATGCTACCGCTAACATGGCAACCAAAGTCTACGCGCGACTGGTTCTCGCCCGTGCGTTGCACATCCATGCCAATGGCGCGCAGATCAGACACAACTCGGGCTTCCTCTTCTTGGCCCCGTCTGAACAAGCGCAGAATGCGCCCAGGGAACCTTTCGACCACAGCCATGCGAAACGATAGCCATAACCACCGATCGCAGACATGGCCCAACACCGAGGCACCCATGTGGGGGCGTGGCTCGCTCTGAATCGACTCATGGTGCTTGTCAATCAGGGCTGAAATGGTGTACTCTGACTCTGGTATCTTCAATGGTATCTCCTTAGTTTTATGCCCCCAACCGCAAGGTCAGGGGCATTTTTTTTACTCTTTAGGCAACTGCGGCAACGCTTGCGCGCGGATCTTAGCAATCAGGCCTTCGACCTGTTCGTAAGGTTGGCGCCCGAGCATTGCCATAATCGAATTAACCTCTGCTACGGTTAGCGTTAGGTCTATATCAGTCATCTTTACTACTCCTTATTTTTTAACCCAAGGTGGTGCTGCTTTGGTGCTTGCTGCTGCTACTGGCGCGGCTTTGGGTGGCGCCGAGCCATTTGATTTAAACCCTTTGACGTCGTTGGACGCGCCATACTGCTCAGACTCGCGCACGTCCAGCTTGATCTGCAACTGACCACCAATCAACTGATCCGTGTCTTGCACAGTTGACAGTCCAATTGCGCGCATCAGTTCGCCGAGTTGCTGGCGACCGATCTCTTCGGCCTTGGGGTTTGGGTTTTTGATGTTCAAGTTGCCAAACACCACGCGCCCCTGATGCGTTGGGCCGGTGATGTCGTAACGCACGGCAATGTACTGGCCTGTACCGGCTTTGGTGTTTTTAATCTCTGCACCGTTGACCACCGCGGTGTACCAACCCGCGGGCAAAGGCTCAAAGTTGCGATCAGATACGGGAAGCGCGTCAACGCTGAAGGTTTCGTTTAACTGTGCCATGATGTTTATTCCTTAGTAATGGTAAAAGATGGGCGACCGTTGGTGCTTGTGATTGCATCAAGCAACGGCTCGGTAATGCGTGGATCTGCTGATTTCCATGCCGAAGCATTGATCTCAGGCTTCCACCTAAACAGGCTCGACAGGTGTTCAGTCAAACCAAACTCAGCAGCCAAGTCTTGTAACTTGTCTGAATTCACTTTGCGGTCAAGGCGACCAACGATCTTGACCTTATAGCCCTCGACCTCGACGTTTTGGGTGCCGTCTAGAGTCTTGGCAATACCCAAGTCTGCAACCAGTTGGTCTTCGATCGCGCGACGATCATCCATCGCTTTCTTTTCTGCTGCTTTGGCGTCAAGCCATTGTTGATAAAGTGTCATGATCAACCCCCAATCTTTGCAATAATGGCGCTGAGATCCGGCGCCTCCCAAGTGTCAAGCTTGCCCGAGCGATCTTTGGCTTGCCAAATACCGTCCGAATCGCACATCAACGCACGTTGTGCCACGCCTTCCGCATCTTTCTCAACGCGTAATGCCAACACTTCGTCAAAGAAGTACGGCAACGCCTGACCAGTCTTGTTGCCAGGCATTGACGGTGCGTAAAGAATGCGCCCCGACTCATCAGCAGTTTTCTCACACTTCGCCGTGAAATATATATGCTTGCCATCAATATCGCGAAACGCGCGAATAATGTCATACATCTGCTCTTGCATGGCGCCATAAGCTTGGCGAGGATCCTTTGCAATTTTCTTCTCATGGTTCAACACCACCTCGGCAATCTCTGAAATCGAATCAAGTGCGATCGACTCGAACTGTTTTGCTTCGTCAGCCTCGGTCACCCAGCGGTACGCTTCCATCAACGTGTCGTAAGATGACACCTCAACAAAAGGCAGATCTGCATCAGCGATCGACAACAATCCACCTTCAGCAGAAAACACAACAGGGTTTGGCAGGGTAGGGATAAGCGATGTCTTGCCTGAACCCGCATTGCCGTATACAAGTAACTTCACGCCGTTTGCGTGTAAACCTTTGGTGCTTCTAAGATTGATAGCCATGTGGCTCTCCTAAGTTGATCGCTTGTTGGGATGTCCGTTTAGCGATTATTTGTAGTAGATCATAATAAATGGTATTGTGTCAACAAGTATTTTCAATTTAATTGGATAAATCATGAAAACACAGGAAGCAATCGACTATTGGGGTGGGGTTAAAAAGCTTGCAGATGCCCTAAAGACGTGGCCTCAGACCATTTATCAATGGGGCGAATATCCACCAATTGGTAGGCAGTATGAGATTGAAGTTAAGAGCGATAGTCAACTTAGGGCAGAAGATCAGTTTAGGGTAGAAGAGGAAAAGGCATGACAAACCTCGCAGCCATACTAGGTGACAACTGGTCGCCTCCAGCAGAGAAGACGTTTGCATCACCCGAAGTACAGTTTATTGACGCCATTGTTCACGCAGGGCTTCATGCCCCTAGAGATTTGGTATTAGATGGCAAGATCCACCGCTTTGCGAGTGATGAGGACAAACGCAAGAAGCCTGGTTGGTACGTTGGTTTTGAAGAGCCCATCCCCGTACTAGTTTTTGGCTGTTGGAAGGCGGGATTTACTAGCCAAAAACGTGCCGAAACAGGCGCCAAATACACGCCCGCGGATGAGATGAAGTTGCTCTCTCACATTGCAGCCGCAAAGAAGTTGCGCGACGCTGAGCAAGAGCGCAAGCATGAATTAGCCGTTGAAACGGTCGAGTTGATATGGTTCAACTGCACCCCTGCTTCACCCGATCACCCGTACTTAAAACGCAAAGGCATTACCGCACATGGTGCGCGCGTTACGGGTGATGGTCGCCTAGTCGTGCCGTTGTTCTCTGAAGACGGCGAGTTGTCTAGCCTTCAGTACATTGACGCTAACGGGAACAAACTTTATCACGCAGGGGGTGTTACAGGTTCACGCTTTTGGCTTATCGGTGCGATCAAGCAAACGCTCTATATCGCCGAGGGGTTTGCGACCGCGGCGACCATCCATGAGGCGACTAATGAGGCGGTGTGTGTGGCATATAGCGCCAATAACCTGTCAAACGTGACAGGCATCATGCGCGCTAAGTACGGCGCCATGCAAAACATTGTGATTGTGGCTGACAATGACGTGTCAGGGGTGGGCATGAATGAGGCCACCAAAGCAAGCGCCAAACACGGCGCCCGCGTAGTAATGCCACCCATACAAGGGGATGCCAACGACTACGCCCAAGCAGGACATGATCTGTCGATTTTGCTTAATCCACCCAATGATGAGTGGTTAGTGGGGGCGGATGATTTTAGTGCCAAACCCGAGCCCGTGACATGGTTAGTCAAGCGCTGGATCCAAGCAATGGCACTTATCATGGTGCATGGCCCGAGCGGTGGGGGCAAGACCTTTGTCGTTTTAGACTGGGTCTTGCACATGGCAGCGGGCTTACCCACTTGGGCAAACCAAAAGGTCAAACCTAGCGCCGTCGTATATCTAGCCGGTGAAGGCCACCAAGGTTTGCGCGGACGTGTCGCCGCATGGAAGCATAAAAACGCAGTTACAAAGCTAAATATGTGGCTCTCCAAGTCCGGTTGCGACCTAAACACCCCCGAGGGATATCAAAAGGTAGCTGATCAGATCCGTGCGCTACCCGTGACACCCGCCATCATAGTGGTAGATACCCTGCACCGCTTTTTACTAGGCGATGAGAACAGCGCCCAAGACGCCAAGACCATGTTAGATGCCTGCTCGGCACTCATGCGGGAGTTTAATTGCAGCGTGTTACTTGTTCACCACACCGGTGTATCTGACGAAGCCCAACACCGAGCCCGCGGCTCGAGCGCCTGGCGCGGCGCCTTAGATATTGAAATAAGCATCATCCCGAGCAAAGATGGGCAACCACTCGAGATCGTTCAGCGCAAGCAAAAAGACGGCGAATTGTCCGAGCCTTTGTATGCAAGGATCGCTCCGATCGTGATACCAGGCTGGTTTGACGAAGACCAAGAGGCGGTAAAAAGTGCCACTTTGGAGCTAGTTGACGCCCCAATTAAGGCCACCGCCGCCGACAATAAAGTACAAGAACACCGCAAAATGTTTGAGAATGCATGGTTTGATAGTGGCGCCGAAGACCTAAAAGGGGTGCCTTTTGTGTCACGATCGGCACTCAAAGAGTACCTAGATAAGCAGGGAATCAGTAAAGCAAATGTTCAAAAAATGCTCAATCCGAGCGAGTCGAGCAGGTTTATGGGTAAGCTAATTAACTCAAATATACTTAAGACAGAGGGTCATGGGTGGGTGGTTCAGGACAAAATGATGGCCCAAAGTATGCTGATTATGCGAGGGGTGGAATGATCAAAAACCGTACCAAACCGTACCAATGGTATGGTTTGTCTTTTGGTACGGTTTGGGGGCAAAAAGCCAAGAAAACCGTACCAAACCATACCCAGTATCTATAGATACTGGTATTTGGTACGATCTTGGTGCGGGTGGTTTTGGTAGTGAATTGAAGTTTTAGGGGGTTTGGTGGTTTGGTATGGTTTTGGTGGTTTGATCGTCTTTTATGGGTTGATCGTCTGTTAAGTAGTCTTTAGTGTCGTTTGGCTCAATATCGGTCACATCCAAAAGACGAGCCTCGGCCTGTTCAAGTGCCTGGACGATTGATATCTGAGTATGGGTTACCGATACATCGATTTTCTCACCCCATTGTTTTGGTCTAAGTTTTGCAGCCGTCCACTTTCGGGTTTCAATCCGAATTTTCATTTGATTAATCCAAGCGCTGAGATATGGCCCGTCTAACCCTTCCGGTATCGGTTGCTCGGAAATGTCGATTAGGGTTTCAGCAAGATAGTCAGCGCGGATCTCAATAGCTTCGTCATACTGGCGCCTAATCTCAGGTCTAGCGCGCATATGGCGTTGTACCGCGTCATAAGTGGGATAGCCGGGCTTTTTAATTGCCGTAATTAGGCTAGAGCCATTGCCGATCTCTTTTAACACCACGGGCCATATGGAAGGCCAGTCATAGACTGGTTGAAATAACCCCCAGTCATCGCGCTGGTCTAAAACGGCTACCTTTGCATCAAATTGTGTTGAATTGTGCTCGATTGTCATAATCGCATCTCTAAAGTAAGATTGTGGCGATTTTAGATCAATACCTTAGTGCGAGTACATAGGGCAATAAAAAAAGCCCCGTATGGGGCTTTAAATCGATTCTAGGGGTATGGTTTAGATCATAGGTCGAATACTAGAATGGCTAGCACGACTAAGCCCGCGGCGATTAGGGAAATGGTCATGCTGGATCTCACAAGTAAAGGGAAAGTAAAAAGGCTATGGTCATTAGCGCTAGGGCAATAGTGGCGTGGATCTTTTCTGACATGGTTAGTTATCCAAGTAATGGGGTTCGGTAGATTGAAAGGGTTTGCAAAGAGATGCACTATAGGTACAGGGGTCGGATAGTACGCGATCGTACGCTAGCTGCGCTTCTACTAGGTTCTCGAATGTTGTGTACCTATCAAATGGGATCCCTTCAATTCTGACGTGCCAAACAAGTAAAATCATTTTTGTGGCTCCAATATGGTTTTTAATATCCGGATAACTTTATCCGCATCAAACGCGCTAGCGTCCGGATCTTCTAATAACTCTAGCGCTTTCTCGCACCCAAAGCGCAAAGCACTATATTCGGCTAGCAGGGTTAGCATTTGATCGCTCATGCTGATTTCTCCAATTTAATTATCCGGATAACTTTATGCATACTTACCCCATGCGCTGGATAAGCGATTACTTTTACTTTCTTGTCATAGCAAGCACGGCATCCCGAGCATTTGCCGTCATTTGCATAAGCTTCGCAAAGCTTCATGCCGCGCTTTACATTGGCTGGCGTGGGGATAATTACAGAACCATGCAAACCTTTTGTATATTGGCCTGTAACGCTATCGCTCGAGAAGCGCACACTAACATTTTTGAGCGCTTGCATTTGCTCGAGTACGCGCCTAAATTTAGGAAATTTATGCATACGCGTGGGAAGCCAGTGTTTAACCCAAGGGGTGCGGATCATGACGTCTAGCATTTTCTCGGCAAGTGCAAGAGTGTACATATCGCCAGAATCAAACCACCGAAAATGATCATCGGCCTGCAAAGCTTCAACCATATCATCCGACCATTCTATGCGCTGCCAATCTTCTTTATTGTGGCGACGTGGCGCTTTCACGTTCTCAAAGCGATAATTGCCTGTAGTGGCATAACATCCCTTGCACGCATCGACTAGCTCACCGGGAGAAGCAATAGAGCCCGGGCAAGTATCTAGCGCTTGCAAAGACCAAGAGCGGATCCCGTCTAGTTTGCTGGTAACAGATATTTTGATGCTAGATACTGCGCGTTTTAATTGTGTCTTTGTCATGATATATACCTTGTTCGATTAAATCGGGTTAAGTAAGAATACATACAATATCACACTTTTGAGCACAATGCTCTCAAATGCTCACAATTCTATATATTTCGATTGTGCATTGCACAATGCTCGAGCTGTGAATGTTGCAGCGCATCATGTCATGTTGCAACGCAACAAGACGTCTTAGCTTGTTGGACATCTAGTCGTTGGACAACTAGATGACAGATGTCCAACAACTAGGGATGTAGGTTGTCCAACAACCCCATGCCGCAGCGCAGCAATGTTGCAGCGCAACAGGACAGGGGTGGGGGGGGGAGGGCCCTGCGAGGAGCCCTAGCTAGCGGAGGGTTCACCCCAAAAATTTATTTTTTATTATTATTTCTTCATTTACAATCAGCCCCATGCAAACCCCCCTCTACTCCCCTGACGAAGAGATGGCTTTAATGAGCCGCCTCTGGGCGCCTAAGATTAAAGACGATCCCCTTTCTTTTGTCTTGTACGCGTTCCCCTGGGGTCAGAAGGGTACGCCTCTTGAGAACTTCTCAGGCCCACGCAAATGGCAGCGCGAAGTCTTGTCCGACCTGACCGCGCACATTAAGCAAAACGGCGGCAAGATTGACTTTGACACCTTCCGCATGGCGACCTCAAGCGGTCGTGGTATTGGTAAATCGGCGTTGGTCAGTTGGCTAACCTTATGGATGCTCTCCACACGGATTGGCTCGACTACCATCATATCGGCTAACAGCGAGTCGCAGCTACGCTCAGTCACTTGGGCAGAGATTACCAAGTGGTTGGCGATGTCACTTAACTCACATTGGTTTGAAGTCAGCGCAACCAGGCTTATGCCCGCCAAGTGGATTACCGAGTTGGTTGAGCGTGACTTAAAGAAAGGCACACGCTATTGGTCGGTTGAGGGCAGACTGTGGTCAAGCGAGAACCCTGATGCGTACGCCGGTGTTCACAACTACGACGGTGTGATGGTGATCTTTGATGAGGCATCAGGTATTGACGACGCCATTTGGGCGGTGACTGCTGGCTTCTTTACAGAGAACACACCTAATCGTTTTTGGTTGGCGTTTTCGAACCCGCGCCGCAACACCGGCTACTTCTACGAATGCCACAACTCCAAGCGTGACTTTTGGAACACTAAGATTGTGGATGCAAGAACAGTCGAAGGTACGGACAAGGCGGTGTATCAGCAGATCATCGACGAATATGGCGCCGATTCATCACAAGCTGCGGTCGAGGTCTACGGTGACTTCCCCTCTGCGGGTGATGATCAGTTTATATCATCATCGATCGTTGACGAAGCCATGCGTCGGCCACGGCTCAAAGACCTATCCGCCCCCATTATTGTGGGTGTTGACCCAGCGCGCTTTGGTTCGGACTCGACGGTAATTGCAATCCGCCAAGGGCGTGACATTATTGGCATCAAACGCTTCAAGGGCGACGATACGATGACGGTGGTGGGCCATGTAATCGAAACAATCGAAGAATATAAGCCCGCGCTGGTCGTGATCGACGAAGGTGGCGTGGGCGGGGGCGTGGTGGATAGATTGAAAGAGCAGCGGTACAAGATTAGGGGGGTCAATTTTGGAAATAAATCAAAAAACCCGCTTATGTATGGTAATTTAAGGGCTCAGATGTGGGGTGATATGCGTCAATGGCTTAAAACTGCATCGATTCCTAGTGACAGAGTGCTTAAAACTGATTTAATATCACCTGTAATGAAGCCCGACTCTAAAGGTACGATCTTTTTAGAGTCTAAGAAGGACATGAAAGCGCGGGGCCTAGCCTCGCCTGATGCAGCAGATGCTATATGCGTGACGTTTGCATTCCCCGTCGCGCACCGAGAGTACGCAGAACCAAAGCGCCGTAGTCAATCAACTAATAGTTTACAAACTTCTTGGATGGGAGCTTGAAATGCCTAATACACAAGCAATCGGTGTCGCGTATAGCGATCAAATTATCTCTGGCGGTACCGTTGACAATTCGCCTATTGGCTTAGCAACACCTAGCACAATCGAAGGTACAACTGTTTACGCAGACACAGAGATTGGTTATGGAACTCCGGCACAAGGTGCGGTCACTCAGCTTACAAGCAAATCTACCGGTGTGACGCTTAATACGTCCGCTGGTCAGATTACGATGAATGCAGCCTCACTAGCTACCGTCACCAACGTCACCTTTACGCTGACCAACAGCTTGTTATCCGCTAAAGACGTACTGATTCTGAACGTCACCAACGGCACGTCAGGCGCGTACAACGCTTGGGTGTCAAGCATGAGCGCCGGTTCTGCTACCATTACCTTGCGTAATATCAGCGCAAACCCACTCGCTGAAGCTGTTGTCCTTAACTTTGCAATCATTCACTGCGCATAATGGCTAAGAAATCCGTGTCGTTATCTGTAGGGCGAGGCGAGAAATTACCCGCCTCTCAAGGCGCGGGGTTAACTGCCAAGGGCCGAGCCAAGTACAATGCGGAAACTGGCTCAAACCTAAAAGCACCCGCCCCCAATCCTAAAACCGAAGCAGATAAGGGGCGCAAGGCGTCCTTTTGTGCAAGAATGGGTGCGGTTGCCGCCCATGCCAAAGACGGTGAACGTGCAAAAGCATCTTTAAAAAGGTGGAAATGTTAATGGCTAGTAAACCAGGGCTTTATGCTGCAATTCACGCAAAACGCGAGCGCATTAAAGAGGGCTCGGGCGAGAAGATGAACAAAGTCGGGTCAAAAAACGCCCCGACTGCCAAAGATTTCAAACAATCAGCCAAAACTGCAAAGAAGAAATGATCCAACCTCTACACGACAACATTGCGGTACGCCCTGACCCGTTTGTGCAAAGCGGGCTGTTAATCCTACCCGAGGAAGACACCCGCACAGGCGTGGTGGTGGCAGTTGGGCCAGGCAAGAAAGATTCAAAACGCCCGCTTATGGTGAGCGTAGGTGATCATGTCATGTACAGCGGTACAATTGACCGTAAATACGAAGATTTGATCCTGATGAAAGACAAGGACGTAATTGGGCTTGTATGAAAGACAAAGACATCATAGAAACCGCATTGCATCGCATGACAATGGCGATTGCCGCCTATTCTGATAGCCGTGAGGATGAACTTGATGATCTTCGATTCTACGCAGCAAGTCCGGACAACCAGTTCCAATGGCCCGCCGACGTGTTGGCTACTCGGGGCTCGGTTCAGGGTCAGACCATCAATGCGCGCCCCTGCCTTACCATTAACAAACTTCCCCAGCACGTCAGACAAGTCACCAACGACCAACGCCAAAACCGACCAAGTGGGAAAGTAATTCCGGCTGACGACAAGGCTGACGTTGAAGTGGCTGAGATTTTTAACGGCATGGTGCGTCACATTGAGTATATGTCTGACGCAGATGTGGCGTATGACACCGCTTGTGAGAACCAAGTGGCGTACGGCGAAGGGTATATCCGGTTGCTAACCGAGTACGAAAGCCCTAATTCGTTTGATCAAAACATCAAGATTGGGCGTATTCGCAACTCATTCTCAGTCTACATGGATCCAACAATCCAAGACCCTTGCGGCTCAGACGCCCAATGGTGTTTTGTGACCGAAGACTTAATGCTCGAAGACTTTGAGCGGATGTTTCCGGATGCACAACCTGTGTCCTCGCTCCAGGCGCAAAGCGTGGGTAACGAATCCTACGCGCCTTGGTTAAGCGTAGACACCATCCGGATTGCCGATTATTACTACGTCGAACATGAAAAAGCTACGCTAAATCTCTATTACGGCAATGTAAGCGCCATGAAAGGCTCACCTGAAGACCAGCAAATGGTTCAGATGGGCATGAAGCCACTCAAAAGCCGTTTGGTTGACATCAAAAAGGTCAAGCATTGCAAGATTAACGGCTTTGAAGTGCTTGAGCATAACGATTGGGCAGGTGATTGGATTCCAGTTGTGCGAGTGGTCGGCAACGAATTTGAAATCGACGGGCGTATTCATGTGTCGGGCATTGTTCGTAATGCCAAAGACGCACAGCGGATGTACAACTACTGGGTGAGCCAAGAGGCTGAGATGTTGGCTTTGGCACCCAAAGCACCGTTTATCGGCTACGGCGGTCAGTTTGAAGGTTACGAACAAAACTGGAAAACTGCCAACACGACCAACTGGCCTTACCTTGAAGTTAACCCTGATGTGACCGACGGTGCGGGCGGGCCATTACCGTTACCTCAACGCGCTCAACCCCCTATGGCGTCAAGTGGCTTGCTGCAAGCCAAAGCGGGCGCTAGTGACGATATTAAGAGTACGACAGGGCAATATGACTCTAGCCTTGGTGCGACCTCTAACGAGCGTTCAGGCAAGGCTATCATGGCGCGCGAGCGTCAGACTGATACCGGCACATACCACTACGTTGATAACTTAGCCCGTGCGGTACGCCACATCACACGCCAAATCATTGGTTTGGTGCCTAAACTGTACGACACGCAGCGGGTCGCGCGCATTATGGGCGAGGACGGTGAGCCTGACTCGGCTAAGATCGACCCCATGCAGCAAGAGCCAGTCAAACGAATTGTTGACCAAAACGGTATTGAAATCGACAAGATTTACAACCCTGGTGTCGGAACGTACGACGTGATGGTGACTACCGGCCCAAGCTACATGACCAAACGCCAAGAGGCGTTGGAGTCAATGGGCCAATTGCTGCAAGGCAACCCACAGTTGTGGGCGGTTGCGGGCGATCTGTTTATTAAGAACATGGATTGGCCAGGCGCACAAGAGATGGCTAAACGCTTTGCCAAAACCATTGATCCTAAACTTATGGACGACGGCGACAAAGACCCAGCCTTGCAAGCCGCCGAGCAACAGATGCAAGCAATGGCTAAAGAGATGGAGCAGATGCACTCCATGCTGCAAAACGTGTCTAAGTCTATGGAAGCTCAAGACATTGAGCGCAAGAACTATGAGGCGCAAATCAAGGCGTTCGATGCTGAAACCAAGCGTATCTCAGCGGTTCAAGCGGGTATGACCTTTGAGCAGATTCAAGACATCGTGATGGGTACGGTTGCAGCCGCAATGGATACGGGTGACCTAATCGGTGGCGCCCCGCAGCGTGAGCAGTTTGAGATGCCGCCTATGGAACAAGACATGATGCAACCACCTATGGATCAAGGCATGATGCCGCCTGACCAAGGCATGATGCCGCCCGACCAAATGCAACCACCAATGATGGAACCACAACAATGAAAGTTGCAGATTTCGTAGGAATGTTTTTCTTAGCGCGTGACGTGACCCATAGCGTTCACTTAAACACACGCAGCTATTCCAAGCACAAAGCGTTGCAAAAGTTTTATGAGAATATCATCGACTTGACTGACAATTTTGCCGAGGCCTATCAAGGCCGCAACGGCATGATTGGTGCAATCACTTTGCAGTCATCTAAGAAGACGGCTAATGTCACCGAGTTCTTGGAAGACCAGCTTGAAGACATTGAAAAATATCGCTACGACATTTGCGACAAAACAGATTCGGCTTTACAGAATTTGATTGACGAAATCATTACTCTTTATCTTTCCACGCTTTATCGACTCAAATTCCTTTCGTAAGGCATATCATGGCAAATTACACCTACATCACGGCGTCTAAACAGATCAAAGTTGGTCAAGGCAAGCTCAAAGGCATCTTTGTAAGCGCTGCCTCCAGTACGCCCACGATCACTATTTACGACGTGCAATCAGGCACCACCACCACAATGGTTGGTGTGTTTACGCCAGTTGCGGCTACCTTCTACCCTTTTGGTCAGTACGACGGAGCCTTTTTTAATCAAGGGCTAAACGTAGTGATTAGCGGTACGGTTGCTGCAACTGTCATCTACGAATAAAGGGTTGCCATGAGCCGCTTAATCTTTAATGCCGATACATTAGGCGGCACAACCACCTTATCTTCTGCTGATGCAGTCGGTAACTTTACAATTACCGTGCCCGCCGTTAACGGCACACTATCGGTCAAAGACGCATCAAACGATGCGACCTTTCGTAACATTACGCTGACCGGTGCGGTGCTTGCCGGTGCTTGGAATGGTTCGACCATTGCGGTTGCTTACGGTGGCACGGGCGCCACAACGCTTTCGGGCTTGGTTTTTGGCAACGGCACGTCTGCTATGACAGCGGCTACTGCGGCACAAGTTGTATCGGTGATCGGTGCTACTTTTGTCACAAACGCAACAAACGCAACGAATGCAACAAGCGCCACAACTGCAACAAACATTGCGGGTGGTTTGTCGGGTTCAATTCCTTACCAAACTGGTGCTGGCGCAACTGCGTTGCTGCCCAAAGGCACAAACGGACAAGTTTTAACACTTACCGCTGGTCTTCCGTCTTGGGTTTCTGTGGCGGGTACTGGCACGGTCACCTCGGTTGATGGCTCGGGCGGCACAACTGGTTTGACCTTGACCGGTGGGCCAATTACTTCAAGCGGTACGCTGACCTTGGGTGGCACACTTGCTGTAGCCAATGGCGGCACGGGTGCAGTTACGCTTACGGGTTACGTCAAAGGCAACGGCACGTTAGCAATGACGGCGTCAGCCACAATCCCCAATACCGACATTACTGGTCTTGACACGATGTCTACGCAAGCCGCAAGTGCGGTGGCTATTACGGGCGGCACAATTAACGGTGCAACCGTTGGGGCAACAACGGCTGCTGCGGTAACCGGCACAACAATTACGGCAAACACAAGATTTGTAGGCCCGTTTTTTGATGCTTCAGGTTCAGGCGGCGGTGCGTTACGGACTAGCTCGAGCGCGTCTTGTTTGCAATGGGGCGCAGGGGGCGGGGTCAATTTGACGTTAGATGGCGCGTTCAACATGAACCCCGCTAACGCTACAATTTCAATTGCACCTACCGGCACCGGAACGCTTACCATTGCACCTGCTACGGCTGGAACTATTAACAATATGTCGCTTGGTGCCTCAACACCTAGCACCGGCGCGTTCACAACGCTGACATCATCAACTAGCTTTGTACCTACCGCTTACACCGAAACCATTGTGGCAAGCGGCACGGTCGGTGCGTCAGCCACCTTGGCAATTACCGCCGGTACGGTGTTGACGGCTACCTTAACTTCTGCCACGGCTTGTACGTTCACTATGCCCACGGCTACTGCTGGTAAATCGTTTACCTTGCTGCTCAAGCAACCCGCATCAGGCACGGCTACAACGGCTACCTTTACGGGTGTTAAGTGGGGTTCAATTGGCGCACCAACCATTACCGCAACGGTCGGTAAGTTGGACATCCTTGCGTTTATTGCAGATGGCACAAACTGGTACGGCACAGCTTCACAAGGTTACACATACTAATGTTTGCTTACCACACCCTCTTTCAAGCCATATTTGGCCCCGCGCCAGTTACCGCAACGTACCTTGTTGTGGCAGGTGGGGGTGGGGGCGGTGTTGGAGTTTTAAATACATCAAACGCCGGTGGCGGCGGCGCGGGCGGTTTGTTAACTTCTTCTACCTCTTTGCTTCCTAGCACTAGTTACACAATTACCGTAGGCGCGGGCGGCGCGTCTGCTACTAACGGTTCTAATTCTGTTATTTCTACAATTACTACCGCAACCGGCGGCGGCGCAGGAGGCACAATAAACGGTGCCTCCGGCGGTTCGGGAGGCGGCGGCGCCGGTACTATAACCGTTAGTGGTACAGGCGGTGCAGGCACATCAGGTCAAGGCAATTCCGGTGGTTTAGGGTCTAACGTTGCTTCTGCTTATGCTGCGGGCGGTGGTGGTGGCGCAAGTGCTGCGGGTGCAGCGGGCTCTGTCAATAGCAATGGCGGTGCTGGTTCAGCAAGCAGTATTAGCGGCGCAAGCGTAACGTATGCTGGTGGCGGTGGTGGGTCTAGTAATGCAACGGCTGGCGCAGGCGGTGCAGGTGGTGGCGGTGGTGGTGGTGCTCCAAGCAGCGCAGGAACTGCTGGTACTGCAAA